CTCCAATTCAGCATACAAAATATCAGCAATCTGACCACCAATGTCATTGGTTTCCACCAACACCATGGCGTTATTGTAATCTTTAGCTGTTTTATGAATCACTTCAGGAAACAACATGGGAGCAATGGTGTTGTTTTTAAACTTTCCCACCAACTTATATGGCATATCTGTGACATCAACTATAGTGAAAGCTGAATAGTCACCACCTACACCACGTGAAACGTCCACAGTAATCACATAATTTTTGCCCACCTGTGGTTCTTCATACAACATCAACCCCATGTCATTGTAATAGAACGGATCCATGCTACTCATTTGTGCCAATGTTCTACCGTTAATCAAGGTGTTACTAGACCCTAAAAACTCACACAACACTTCTTGATTGAACTTCACTTCTCCAAGTGTGCGTAGTTGTTCTTCAGCCCAAACTTCATCACGCCCAGGAATTTCCCAATAAGGAATGAAATGTGACACAAAGCCGTTCTTGCCTTTTTCTGCTTCATTCCAGAACTTCCAGAAATGATTGTATCCTAACGGTGTGGATGTCAGCAGAATTTTTGTGGTGGTACCGGCAGAAATGGTGGGGTATACTGAGGCAAAAAATTCTTCAGCAACATTGTTGGGAATAATGGCAGCTTCGTCAATGTACAACCAGTTAACAGATTTACCACGAATACCAGATGCTGTTGTGGCGGCTGTGAACACTTTACTGCCGTTCTCTAATTCCACATTACCTTTATTCCAAGTACGAACACCCTGTTGCATCCAGATGGGGAGATGTTCATACATGATTTGATACCGGTCCAGAACTTCTCGGGCGGCACTTCCTTTGTTGGCAAGAATGGCAACCGTTTTGCTTTCTTGAAACAATGTGTACCATAGAATACAGGCGGCGGATGTGATGGTCTTCCCTTGCTGACGCCCTTCCATCAACACCACTTTTCTGTTGTTCAGAATCACTTCTACTTTTTTCCTCTGGCAATCATATAATTTAAACTTAATTAACCCTTTGTCCAATGATACAATGTGACAATAGGTTTCAATGAAATAGATGGGATCTTTTTGGCATTTCACAAACTCTTGAATTTCTTCAGGTGTGAATTGATGCTGATACCCAATTGCTTTTAAGTTAGGATTGCCATGATATGAACTTTCTTTATCAATCATTCGAACTCTCTATTTGTATTGGTTCTTGAGCTTGTTTCATGGCTTTCAATAACTCATGAGTTGACCCAACAAACAAATTGTTCTGTGTTTGTATCTTTGGTTTATCTTCTTTTTCTAAATCTTTTTTACGTTTTTGAACTTCTAGCAAATCTTTTGCCGTGTCTGAAACGGTCTTAATCAATTGACCTGCCACTTCATAGGCACGTGGGTGGTCACTGTTTTTGGCGATATGGAGAATGCCATCAATGGCTTCATTTCCTTTGTCGATGAGATTACGTAATGTTTCTCTGGCATGAGCAGCATCATCATCTAAAGGAACAGGAACAATGACTTCTGTTTCATTCTCTATTTTTGTCACATTGAACTTATCATTTAAATTATCAAATGTCATTATTCACCTGTATAAATTTCATCAAACTCTTGAATGTAGTCGTATGCGTCTGTAGGTAACGCATCAGTAGGATCTGGTTCAGTTGTGATTTTAGTACCAATGAAACTGTTAGTTGGTACTTGTCCTTCAACCAAAGCAGGATCTGCATAAATGTTCTGAATAACTTTCTTGATAAGATTGGCATCTCGAACATACCCATACATATTTAACTTCACTGTGAAATTCAAATCCCAGATTACACTGAGTCGTTTATCAAAACTTCCTTCCCATTCATCTTGATATGTAACATTTTCCAAAACAATTTGCAAGTCATTTCTTACACCTAGTTCTGGAATGGTGTTAATGGTGACGTTGAAATCAGGATTGAAATACGGGAGAATTTGTTCAATGATTTGCAATCCATCATCTTGGTTTTTAGCAAACACACTCATGCCAATACCCATGTTATATGGAGTTGACACAAATGAATATCGAACACCTGTAGCTGTGGTACCAGAGTCATCTACTGCACGAACATTTTGTCGTACTGCCAATTTTCTAGATGGATCATAATTGAATGTGGTAATTTCAAATCCTATTCTAGGTAATGTAATGGCAAATGTGGCACGACCTGTTTCTAGTTCTGGAGCTTCACGAATACGGTCAATGAATTTTTGCTTAGGAGCATAACTTAAAGGTACAAACAAACTCTGCACCGTTTCATCTGCGTCATTGTTTCTACGTATTTGAATGCTGTTGAACAATGTTCCAAAAGCAATAATAGCTTTTCTGATATGTTGATGATAGAAATATTTGCTCTTGAACATTAGTATTCACCGAAAGGATTTATAGATGTGAAATCCAAGATGTCTTGGCCTTCAGTTTCAAATGATGCGTTGTCACTAAATGGTACCAATGCTCGGGTACCAAATTGTTCTTGAACAATGCTAAATCCTGATTGTAGTAACAATTCATCTCCTGATTCCATCAAGATGTTATATTCAAACACATCTTGTGAGCTTGCTGTTTCTGCAGCATCAATTTCTTCAACACCTGTTTCAAACTTCTCGGAACTGTATTGATACAATTCACAGCTCATGCTGTAAATATAGAATTTGTTTAGTTGATAGAAAGGATTTAAATGTTGTACGAATTTAATTTCGAACATGGAATTTGTTCGAGGAAAATATATTAAATCACCTTCGGCAGGACGAGAAGGTAGTTGTAGCAATTCATCTGGATTACTACCTACAACATCTTCCCATCTACGCTTTGATACCACGAACGTGGCTTGGTCAGTAACTTGAATACCAAACTTGGTGAACAATTCACCATCACCTTCCCACCCTTGAACATTGGTGAGATACATTTCCAATGGATAGGCATTGTCAAAGCGGCTTAATACATCTTCACCTAGAATTTCATCTTGCTTCACAGATGTGCGTGGAAGATAGTAAACATCATGACCGTAAATCTTGATGCTTTCAATGATGAGGTCTTCTAGAAGCCGTTGTTCATTTGTGGTTCCAGATGTACTACCTGATTGAAAATAGAAATTGGTGGCCATGTTAGCCTACCATGAAGTCAACAGGCAACTCGTATCTGGATTGCATTTCTGTTTCTAGTGCATTTAATTCTGCTAATGCTTCATCAAAGATGACTTGTCCGTTCATTGTGACGCCGCCTGGAAGTTGCATCCCACCAAACTTCTTCATGTTCTCACCCCATTGACGTTTAATAAGAGCGGTCACGTAACGGCGAAGAAACATATCGTTATAGATTTCTGTATACGTTTCAGGATCTAGTGCTCGATACACTTCAAACACAATGTAATCACCATCTTCAAATGTTTCATCCATGTTCACATCTAAATGAATACTGTTTTTCTTTCTGTTAAAAGAGAAACTTCTGGAGCCGGCAAACATATCATCCAATAATTGAAGATGCATCTTCACTTGATTGTAATAGATGACATCAGATGAAAGTAGATTGTACATATCATTCAAACGGAATTGATACACCACATCAAAGATGTTGGTGTTGGCACGGCTGCTACCAGCGTCACCGAAAGGAAGAACACGAATGATGCCAGTTACAGCATCTGATACCGTGAAGTCTCCTGATGTCCAACTTTTTTCTGTATAGGCAGTGGTGGCGTGTAACGTTGTAGAGAAGCCAGATTCACTACCTGTGATGGTTTCTCCATTACTGAATGTGCCATTCACATCTCGAATTTTCAACGTGTTGCTGCTTTTCACTGCATATACTTTTGCAGTGGCACCTGATGTTGCACCTGTGATGACTTCATTCACAGTGAATTGACTTGCAAAAATTGTAGACAAGCGAAGTTCTGATGCTTCAACTTGTGCCTTCAAGTATACACGTTCCACACCGTCGAAATGATATTCATTCCAATAATCAATGGCATCTTGTACTCTATCTTCCACTTGGTCATCATCAACGTTAATTTCAATAACGGGATACCCAAGGCGACGGAGACAATAATCTTTTAATTCCGTTCTTGTTGTGATTGCCATGAATTGTTACCTTATTGCTTGTTGATTTTAGCTTCTAATTCTTCAATCTTCTTTTGTTGTTCCTTGATGGCTTCAATCAAGAGTGGGACAAGTTTTTCATATTGAACAGTAAGATATTCTGTTTCTGTTTGGTGCTCTTTCACAAATGGTGCCACACGAACTGCTTCTGGAAGAACTGCTTGTACTTGTTGTGCGCTTACACCCACTTGTTGTTTGTCATTCTTGAATCCGAATGACTTAGCCAGTTCATTTTCTGTGTAGTAGTAACCATTTAACATCATCACTTTATCTAATGCCCCATCAATCTTTCCAGAGAAATTCTTGAGGCGTTCATCTGAATAGAAGGCGGTGATTTCACCTGTGGCTCTGAAGGCACCTACGTTATCGGTACCACCACTACCATCAAGTTTAATGGTATCATCTGCGTCATTATCACATTGAATGTGAAGAACTGTGGTTTCACCGGTGGATGCATAATAATTAATTTGTGCTATATCACCTGAACCACCACCTGGGTCAGCACCGAACTTGATACCGTTGGCTGTTGTTGAACCGTTGGAAACTGTCAACACACCAGTTGAGGTCATGTTGGCAAATGTCACATTGGAACTTGTGGCAACTGCTTGACCGATGCTAACTGCCGTACCTGACACAGACACACCAGTACCTGCTGTCACTACTGTGATGTCAGCAGAACCGTTGAATGACACACCTTGAATGTTTCTTGCTGTTGCCAATGTTGTGGCAGTTGATGCATTACCAGAAAGTGCAGCAGTGATGGTGCCTGCACTGAAGTTACCTGAAGCATCACGTGCCACAACCTTAGATGCTGTATTGGCACTTGTGGCGTCTACAGCAAGTGTTAAACCTGCGCCTTCAGAACCACCGTTACCACCAGTGATGTATGAACCGTTAGTGATGCTGGCGACATAGTTACCTGTGGTGTCTGTACCAAGTGCCACACTATCAGCAGCAATAGTTGTGGCGATTGAGATGTTTCCAGAACCATCAAATGATGCTGAAGTACCTGTGACATCCCCTGTCAATGATAGTGTACGTCCTGTTGCCCAGGCGCTTGCTGTTGAAGCATTACCTGACAATGTAGCGGTGATGGTGCCTGCGCTGAAGTTTCCTGAGGCATCACGGGCTACAATTGTTGAAACGGTGTTGGCGTTGGTGGCATTGCTAGTTACAGTGAATGTTGAAGCGCCAGAACCGTTGTATGTTGCAGAACCAGACAATCCAGTTCCGGACACACCCATGGTCAAGGTATCAAGATTAGTACCTAGTGCCTTACCTGAAATGGTGCTGTTTGTCAACTTGGCATTGGCAACAGAGCCAGCCACTAATTGACTTCCATCAATGGTTTTGTTGGTGAGTGTTTGTGTACCTGATGTTGTGACAAGTGGAACTTCAGCGCCTGTTAATCCGGCTCCCCAACTATCTGTGGATTCATCCCATGTGATGGAGGCATTTGTGGATGTACCACGTTCCACTTCAATACCAGCATTTTGACTTGGTGTGCCAGCTTCATCACTGTTCAACACAAGGATGTTGTCGCCAATAGTTACCGTGTTGCTGTTCACAGTTGTTGTGGTACCTGAAACGGTCAAGTTACCAGCAATTGTGACATCAGCACCTGACATGGTGATGGCTGATGTTGGTGTGGCACCAGACTTGATGACAAGTTCACCACCTGATTGTGTGAAGGCACCAAATGTTGTGCCTCCATCCTTCAACAACACATCGGCACCATCTGCATCAAGAATGATGTCTCCTGCGGCATCCAATGTGATGTCGGCAGCACTATCAATTTCTGCGATAACAGGTGTTGTTAATGTCTTGTTGGTTAATGTTTGTGAGCCAGTTAATGTGGCAACAGTTGAATCAATGGCAAACGCACCAGATGTATATGTTAATCCTGTGCCTGCTGATAAATGAGCGCGCACTTCTGTGGCGCTAGGACCTGTGTATGTGAACACACCTGTACCTGAATCGTAACTGAAGCTACCATCACCACCGGCATCTGTGGCACTTACTGCTCCACGTGCACGTGCATCTGTATACCAAAGATTGACTGGGCTTCCATCTTCAGCAATATCATCAGTAACCAATGTTCTGGTACCACCAAGTGCAGTTGATGTGCCATTGATGGTGATGCTGCTGTTTGTTAATGATGAATTACCAATGTTGCTAAGAGTGTTGGTGCTACCACTGATGCTCTTGTTAGTTAAGGTGTCAGTTGTAGCACGACCCACCAATGTATCTGTGGAAGTTGGTAATGTTAAAGTTCCAGTGTTGCTAATAGTAGAAATTACTGGACTTGTTAATGTCTTGTTTGTTAATGTTTCACTACCGGCTAGTGTGGCAAAGTCGGCATCAGTAACAGCAGTATTGAATTCAGCAATTGTTCCTGAAACTGTATTGCTACCCAAGGCAATTGTTTTACCTGTGAGTGTTTGTGTACCTGTTAAGGTGGCAACAGTTGAATCAATAGCGATGGTGACTGCAGAAGAACCATTGTAGCTGGTACCTGACAATCCTGTGCCGATTGTCAATGTTGCCAAGTTACCACCAAGAGTGATGCCAGAGATGGTGGATGCTGCCAATTTAGAAACTTCAATAGAAGCAGATCCACTGATGTCAGCGTTCACAATGGTGCCATCAGCAATCATCGTAGAGGTAACAGAACCTGTATCGCCTGTTGTGACCACAGTTCCAGTAACATCTGGAATTGTGATGGTTCTATCAGCAGTTGGGTCTGTGACCGTTACAGTTGTTTCAAAATTGTCAGCGGTGGAACCTTCAAACACAATGCTTGCATCATTCAATGTCAATCCGGTAACTACAGGACTTGTTAATGTTTTGTTAGTAAGTGTATCTGTTGTGCCACGACCCACAAGAGTATCGGTGCTTGTAGGTAATGTTAAAGTTCCAGTGTTGCTAATTGTGGCAATCACTGGACTTGTTAATGTCTTGTTTGTTAATGTTTGTGTGGCAGAAGTACCTACTATGTTATAGTAATCAGTACCGTTTTCTGTGTACTGCCAAGTGTCTGTGGATTCATTCCAACGAAGAAGAACATTGGTGTCATCACCGCGTTCTACTTCAATACCAGCATTTTCAGATGCACTGCCTGTGGCATCACCATTCAACAATACAATACTATCACCTAAAGAAATGGTGTTAGAACTTACCGTAGTAGTGGAGCCGGATACCGTTAAGTTACCAGCAATGGTAACATTGGCACCTGACATGGTGATGGCAGTTGTTGGTGTAGAACCTGATTTAATAACAAGTTCACCGCCTGTTTGTGAAAGACTACCGAAAGTTGTTCCTCCATCCTTAAGAAGAACATCAGCGCCATCAGCATCAAGAATAATGTCACCGCCAGCATCCAATGTGATGTCTGAGGCGTTATCAATTTCTGCGATGACAGGTGTAGTTAGTGTCTTATTGGTTAGTGTTTCACTGCCAGCCAACGTGGCAAAACTTCCATCACTCAACGCAGTATTAAATTCAGCAATAGTACCAGTTAAGGTGTTACTGCTTAAATTAATGGTCTTGTTAGTAAGAGTTACAGTTGATGTTCCAGAAAGTAATGCATGACCACCTGCTGTAGTACCGTCGTGCACTCGTAGAACATTCAGTGTGGTATCAATACTAAGTTCACCGGAAGCACCAGTGAATGAATTGTTTTGAGCAGTTGTACCTCTTCTAAACTGTACCTGTGTTGGCATCTATATTCTCCTAGGCGTTTACGTCAATGCCCCTAAATCAGTAGTAGCTAATGCACCAACCGGTGCAGTTAGGCAGTCAAATGTTCTGTCAATGGATTGTCCAAATGCATCTACACCAGCAGTTGTTAAATCACCATAATCACCCGTAGGAAACACAATGGCAGCAACTGCTGCTTCTAGTGCATCAATTTGATCCTCAAGGTTGGCAGGAATGTCAGCAAAATTAGCAATTGGTACAATGACATCACTGGAATTACGAAGATAGATTATCTTGTCTGCCGTGTTAACTGCCATTTCACCCACAACAAGGTTGCTTGTTGTGGGCACTGCACTACTTATTTCACTTCTTTTAGGTTTAATTATGACTGCCATTGACCGTTATTTTCTTCTGGTTTCGGTTGTATTGCTTGATTTTTTAATTCTTGTAGTTCTTCTTGGGCCATAGCAAGTTGAGTCGCTAACATGGTTTTTTCCATTGTTAATGTCTTAACTTGCTCGGCCAAAGTTTGTATATACTTGTTTAAAAACTTCTGTGAATCCATGATGTAATCTCAATTATTTATTAGTAGGTTCCACCGTCAATTGTGTTTGTCCAAGCAGGTGTGCCTGAGTTGGAATACAAGAAGTATCCGTTGGTACCTGCTGCTGTGGCTTGGATGGCACTTGTTCCGTTACCATACAACACACCGTTTGATGTGAATGTTGAAGCACCAGTACCACCATCTGCTACGCCAATGGCTGATGCCAATGATGAGACGGTACCACCTGTCAAGTTGGCAACAATGGTACCGACTGAATAACCAGTACCAGATGTGTTAACTGTGGTTGTAGGTTCTGCTTGTAACCCTACGAAGAACTTGAAGATGTTGCTATCTGAAGCATCACGGAACCAACCGGCATACTTTGTGGTTGCGGCTTCAACATATTCACCATACACACCAGTGTCAACTGAGTTTGCTGTGTTACCATCAGCCAACTTCAAGATTACGTCATCAATGGAAACTGTTGTTGAGTTCACAATTGTTGATGAACCGTTAACAGTCAAGTTACCTGCAACTGTTACATCAGCACCTGACAATGTAAGAGCTGTTGTGCCACCTGATGATTTGATGTTGTTTCCTGTAACTGTTAAGTCACCGGCAACAGCAACGTTTGCACCTGAAAGTGTAAGTGATGTGGCTGATGAGGACTTGATGTCATTACCTGTAACAGTTAAATCACCTGCTACTGCAACATCACCTGAACCTGAGAATGTGATGGCAGTTGTGCCACCTGACATCTTGATGTCATTACCACCAACAGTCAAATCACCAACTAATGCAACATCGTTGGTCAATGCCACAGTTACAGTGGCACTTTCTGAACCTGAACCTGTGATGGAGATTTGATTGGCTGTACCAGACACACCTGCCACATAGTTACCTGTGGTGTCAGTACCTAGTGCCACTGAGTCAGCAGAAATGGTTACTACACCTGCTTCTGTTACAGTGATGTCACCTGAGAAACCTGCATACACATAATCAGCTACATTTTCAGCTGTGATTTTCTTATTGGCAGGCACTGATGCGTCATATACTAGAAATTCATCATCATCAGCAAGAGTTAAAACAGAACCTGTACCTGTGATATCAACCTTAGTACCTTGTACTGAGTTGATGGTTACAGCACCTGAAGAAACTGTGAAGTTGGTTGAATTGAAAGATGCTACACCCTTGTTAGTATCAGATGCATCTTCTGCTGAAATTGTCACAGTATTGTCTGTGACAGCAGTATCAATACCTTCACCGCCGGTGAATGTTAATGTTTGACCAGTGCTGAATGTGTCAGTACCAGTATCACCAGACAATGTTAATGATGATGAGGCAGGTGCTGCAAAAGATAGAACACCTGAACCGTTTGTGGTTAAGATTTGTCCTGCAGAACCGTCAGCAGCAGGAAGTGTGAAGGCTACGTTGGATGCAATTGTTGCTGCTGCCTTCAATGTAACAGTATTGCTACCATCAGCATCTTTTAGAACAACAGCATCACCCACGGTACCATCACGTGGATCCAAGAAGCTGTCAACAGTATTGGTGTAATACTTACCACCAATCTTGTCAATTACTGCTGTGGTGCCATCTGAAGCTACAGATTCAATGTACAGAACAGCATTGGCACCACTACCAGTGCGGTCTTCGGCATATGCCAATTCACCTTCTGCAAGGTCGCTTGTTGTTGGAGCGGTAGAACCTGTTGACCGCTTAATTTGAATTACTGTCATTTACTGCACTCCTGATTTGAGTTTATACTTTGTTAGAATGTTCCACCGTCTATGTTACCAACATTTGTTGTTGCAGCTTGCGCTACCCATTTTTCTGTTGCTGCATCATATACCAAAGTATAGCCATCCTCTAAATCAGCTGAATCCACATTTTTCAATTGTTCAAGATTAACAGAAGGAATGTTTACTTTCCGAACTGTTGTGTTGATACTGGGTTGTGCGTTTGCGGTTACTCGTAAAGCCATTATCGTGTCACCTCAGGTGTTACTGTGATGATGCCTTCTAGAACCCGGGTTACTGTGCTACCATCAGCAACAGGTGCGACAATTTCCACATCATAAACATACCGACCAGCTTTCAATGCTGATGTTTGTGCATCTGTTAAAGAAATTGTCAACTCACCTGTTGTTGGATCATCAGCAGCTACGGTAAATGATGTGTAGCTTGTGGCTCCATAACTTTTCCGTAGTTGAGCTCTGAGTGTGTAACCAGTTAAATCAATTTCATTTGCGTTAGCATCTGAGACTGTAATACTCAAAGAAAATGTTGTTCCTTGGTCAATCACCAAGTTTTTAACTGTAGCCATGGACATTCTCGTTCATAGGTGATTACTACAGTTATTTATAATTGTTCTATTGTGGACCGTGATTTTCTTCAAAATACTTCTGTAACCAGTTCCAATCCACAGTGTTTTTCAGAACTTCCTTGTCGTCCCGATGTTGTTCAGCATATTCATGCCCTTCTTTTGCACCCTTCAAGACCCAATCAGAATATTGTCCTTCTGCAAACGACAACCAACGGTCCAACCATAAATGAGCATCATCACCATAGTTCACGGTCAATTTCACTGTTTCACGGAATGCTGTTCTCCAAGCCTCATATTCTGATGTAGCAAACACAGCTTCACTTACTGTTCTTGGAACTGTGATAGTCTTGCTGTATTGTGTGAAATCTAGACCGAAATCTTCTGGTGTATTTAACACTAGATTGCTATTGTAACATACCACACCCATGTGTCCATATTGTAATCTATTGCTCATGTTTTTTGCATGAAAAATGATATGTGCATCAGAAATAGTTTCCACAGGATAATCAAACACGGAACCATCTGTGATGTAATTTTTACCTGTTACAACAAAGAATTGTGTAGCATCTCCTGCCAAATCCACACACCGATGAAACATTTTTCTACGGCCATTAATGCCATCAATACGAACAGCACGTGGGCATAATTTCACCAAATGCTTCCAATTCTCGTCAGCATTGTTTTCTCCGTTACTTACGAAAAATACTGGAACTTGATCCTTCTTGGCAGTTCTTCGAACCTTTAAGGTGTGTAGTGCCACGATAGGGTCCACTTCAATAATCATCTTGTCAGACCATTCCCACGGATCATCACTTTCCTTCTTCATCTTTTCAATGACTTTCTTTTCTCCGGCCCAGCCCGCAATAAACACTTGTTCAGCATCCTTACGAACAACAAACACTACAGGACCAGAAATGTGTTCCCAAGTGATGCCATCTGTACAACGATACAGTTTACGTTCCGATCCCTTACCGTCAATGATGTCAACATAATCAAATGCCGTTAGTTCTTTATCTCCAGCTTGGGCCCATCCACCAGCATCCTTCACTGTATCTATGAAATCTGTGAACCATCCAAGACTACGAACCCAATGCTTTGTTTCTAAAATCCAGTGATGTTTAAACAAATCACTATGAGCCAACCATGTTTCATTATTCAGCATGTTTCTTCACCCTTTTCATTTTGGTAATTTTTTTGATTTCATTGTCTATACGTTTTTCTTCATTTACACCTAAACTGGAACCAAAGGCCCATTGACCTATGTGACGAACTTGTGTGCTTAAATTCATATCAATGAGGATTTTATATCCGACACTCCTAAGTTTTTGTTGGAAGTAGAAATCTTCTCCGTGCCAATCTCCATCATAATATTCAAAGTTGAAGTATGGAGGTTCAATTTTTTTCAATATTTCGGTTTTCATCATCATACAACCCATTCCTACACCTTCAACTTCTTGTAAGTCTTGATGATGTTCTAAAGGTAACCAGTTTTCCCAATTGCCACGTTCTGGGTATGCAACAGTTTGCAAAGGAACTGAACGTTTCATATAATTGGAACACACTACATCAACATTGTGACCCATCAATCGCATTGCAGTGGTGCTTGGAAACATCATGTCTGAATCTAGCCATAATGCATAATCTGCTTTGATAGCTAATGCCTGTTTTGCCAATGTTTCACGTTGCTTTAATAAAATTGTACTCTGGTCATATATTACGTGAACGTCAATACCTGCCATGGTTGTAGTTTTCACTAGTTCCACTAACGACGCAGTAAATAAACTATACATAGATTCCTTACAAGGAATTAATACAGCTAGTTTAGTGGGTTTAGTTTTCCAAACACTTAAATCATAAATGTTCTTCATAATCCAGCAACCCCTGCTGCCAATGAGGTGGATTGCGTGGTGATGTCTCTAATCATGGATGTAATTTCAAAAACTCTTTTTACGAATAACTGATAATCTGCAAGAGGAAATTGTGTGACAGTATTCAATGTATCTACACTATACTTGTCATAAATTAAAATTTCCATGGCAGCCATTCTCGCCCATTTTTCAATAATGGCAAATCTTGTGGTCTGCGGCTCGTTGTTCAACAAGTTCAATAAATGTTGAGGATCATATTGTGCTAGAATGTCCTCAAGAAATGCAATCCGTTCTGGCCACTCATTCTTTTCTTTTAAATATTGTAGTTCATACAATAATTCAGACAAGACCTTTTTATCGTACCCAATAGAAACCCATCGGACATACCTTTCTTCATATTCCGATGGGTGTGTGTTAACTGAATTTATTAATAAGTCATAGATGTTTTCACTCATGATTCACTCCACTAAAAATAGTATAATAAGAAATATATATCAATTCTATAAAATGTCAAGTATTAATAGACTTGGGGTGTTGTTCTCCCGCCGAAGTTTTGAGATAGTAAGATGGCTCCGGTGGTTATACCAATTTGTGCACCTAAATCTGCACGCAATCTAGCAGCACCTGCCAGACCATATGCATTACGCACACGCCCCATCGTGATTGCCGAACCAGTATTTGGTATTGTACCCATTGTTTACCCCTAAAAGGCCAAAATTATTTATTACAGTTGCAATTCTTTTTTACTTCATCGAGTTCAGCCTTTAGGCTCTTTACTGCTTCAACTAATAGTGGAACTAACTTTTCATATTTCACTGCCAAATATTGTTCATCAATTGGTGCAGGAGTAACAGCTTGTGGTAACACTGCTTGAACTTCTTGTGCACTCAAACCAACTTGTACAGCATCATTGTTATAACCCAATGATTTAGCTAATTCATTTTCAGTGAAGTAGTAACCATTCAATGTGGTTACTTTTTCTAGTGCATTGTCAATGGTGCCATGGAAATTCTTTAAACGAGCGTCTGAGTAGTATGCTGTGATTTCATTGGTGGCCCGGATTTCACCTGCGGTTCCAGAACCTGCGGTACCTACACCTAAGCTATTGAATTGAACGTTGGAACTTGTGGCGACAGCTTGACCAATTGAGAAGGTGACTGCACCTGTGGCACCGCTGACACCTACACCGGTACCTGCCACTGCTGATGTTACACCGGTGTTAGAAATAGTAACTGCACCTGTAGCGCCTGATACAGAAATACCAGTACCTGCTACGTTAGAAGTTACACCAGCGTTGGTTAGTGTGACTGAGCTACCAAGAGCAACAGAACCACCACCTGACATACCTGTACCTGCTGTCACAGTGACGGAGCTGTTTAGAAGACCACCGTTTGGAAGTCCTGTGCAATTGGTCAATGTGCCACTTGATGGTGTACCAAGTGCTGGTGTTGTTAAAGAAGGACTTGTTGAAAGAACAACACTACCTGAACCTGTGGTGCCGTTGCTCAAATTGGATGCAGCAATTTGTGAACCACCGATACGATATTGTTTGCCGGCTGCAACATTCATGTGTTCTGAACTTGTCCATGAATCATTGCCGTTGTTATATGTAAATGTCTTGTTGGTTGCTGTTGTGGCTTCAACAGTGATACCTGCACCATCAGCACCTGCGTTTGTGGAATTACCCTTGGCAAGAGTGATGTTCACATCATCCACATCAAGTGTGGTGCTGTTCACAGTGGTTGTTGTACCGTTGATGGTTAAATTACCAGCAACTGTTACGTCAACACCTGACAATGAGATGGCAACAGCGCCTGTTGATGACTTAATATCATTACCAGTAACTTGCAAATCACCAGCTACAGTGACATCAGCAGTGTTCAATGTAATTGCTGTTGTACCACCTGAGGACTTGATGTCATTACCACCAATGGTTAAATCACCTACTAATGCAACTTCTGCACCTGTTAAGTTGATGGCGGCTGTGTTGGATGAACTGCTGGCAATACGAAGTTGACCTGCATTGTTTACTAACCGACCAAATTCAGTACCACCATCCTTCAAGATGATGTCGCCACCATCAGCATCAAGATTGATGTCTGCGCCTGCATCAATAGTAAAATCTGCGGCAGTATCAATTTCTGCGATGACAGGTGTTGTTAATGTAGGAGTATTAGCGAATACTAAAGAACCAGTACCTGTTTCATCAGTTACAGCAGCTAACATTTGTGCTGATGTGGCAGTCAACGTGTTGTTTGCTAAATTGATGGTCTTGTTAGTAAGTGTTTGTGATACATCAGTACCCACCATCGTAGTTGTGGCATCAGGGATAGTGATGGTTCTATCTGCTGTTGGGTCAACAACTGTTAGTAATGTTTCAAAGGCGTCAGCGGTTGCACCTTCAAAATACAAACCATTGGTAACGATGGCAGCATCTAACGTTTTGTTGGTGAGTGTTTGTGCACCGTCCAATGTTGTTAGAACGCGTGTTGCTGAACCTGTATAGAACTTGAAGTCACCGGCGTTGTTCCAAAAGTCGCCAGAGACAGGTGAAGTGGGATCGGCACTACCAGCTACAACACGAATACTAGCAGTTGAAGAACTACTGGTAACGGTTGTTAGTTTACCGGTCATGGAGTTACTACCATCTTTCTCCAATTTATCGGTATTCAAATTACTAAAGTTATCGTCAACTTCAGTATTTGTTAGTGGTGTACCTTTTACGTTTCTTAAGGTTAATGTGGACATCGTTATCCTCTATTTGCAATTAAGAGTTGTAGCATATTTTTAATATCTGTTAATTCTTGTTTTACACTATTTATATCAGTTTCAAGTTCTTTCATTTTGTCTTTACTGAAACGTCTGGCTTTATATGCTGCCAACCCCTCTAAATCAGTATTCACAACCGCAGAACTGTTACTGTCTCGACGAATTTTTAGTTCATCCATGATATTATGCCATCAATGCCAAGGCACGCATGCTGTTTACCCTGGGGATGTAATAGGAATCCACACTGGTCATGACAATTTTCACAGCAAACACAGTGAATTGACTAAAAGCAGAACCGTTAGATGTGTATTCAAACACTCCAGAACTGTTCAATCCTCCCACCACAGTGGTTTCATCATGTCCATTTTTATTGAACTTGTATACTAGTTCTCCAGCACCCAATGTGTTGCTGTTCAAGCTCTTCACCATTTGTGTCCAAGGACGGCTCTTGGGATCCACGGTGTCACCAGGAGCCACTAGTTTAGCGTACAATGTGATGTCCGTACCTGATGGGATTTCAGCGTCCAAAAACACCATTAAGTCATCTGCTTCAGAACCTGTTGGAAGAGACACAAAGCGTGTGTGGTATTTGGCGTTGCCTTGTACATCTGTGGCTTCATAATCCACTGTGATGATGTCATCGGTACCTGTTACCGCGGCGTTGGAGGTCAATGTGATGCTATCTCTGGCGGTGACGGCACGTACCACGCCAATCACTTTGCCTTCTGAATTACGCAACACAGAACCATTGATGACTTGATTGATGAATGCAGTTTCATCACCTGTGGTCTTACCTGTTACTG